TTTGCGACCTCGATTTCACCTTCTAATTTTGCTATTAAAGCTTCAAATAAAAAATTCATTTTATCTCCCAAACATTTTTCTTGTTTTATATTCTTTGATTGTATTTATTAATTCATCAACCCAATTATCTCTATCCTCTACAAAGACTTGTGAACCTTCATCACCAGCAATACATACAACTAATTGCTTTATTGGCATACCGGTTCTCTCTTCCCACATAATTGCATATGCTGCACATTGCATAAAGTATGAATTAATCCATTCTTTTTTCTTTAATTTACGAGATGTTTTCCAATCGATAACTGAATTAACTCCACCCCATTGCCCTACACAATCAACTCTTCCAGCAATACCTAAGTGTTTGGAATATAATGGAACCTCTTGCTGATATACTTTTGTCACACCCTCGTCAATAACTCTTTGTACATCTTTAAATGTTTGTATATTATGTGGCATTTCCCCTTTAATATATTCAGGGTCATTCGCGACATATTTTTCAATAATATTATGTACAGTTGTTCCACGAGTAGAAGCAATCCTAGATATTCTGTTGGCTTCTTCTTCACCTACTCTTGCTCTCCATGCTCTAATACCATCTTCGGATAATATTGAAAGGACTGTAGTAATAGATGGATATGTATTACCATCTGGGTCAACATATTGTCTTCCTTTTTTAGTTGTTGTAGTTTCCAGGTCGTTATAACCTAAATCAATTGGTTCATGTATAAATTTCATTTTGTTTTTATTAAGTGTCTATCTTTTGGTGGCATTCCTGATTTGATTCTGTCTTGTACTTCCTTCCAACCAGAACCTGCTTGTGATAATACTGATTTACCACCATCGTAATCAATATTCATTTTAGTATAATAAGATTTTATATGAGGATTGTCTTTTAAATATTTAACCTTATCATCATATTTCATCATTTTTTCAAATACTTCATCTGTTTCTGTATTTTTAAATTCGTATGTCGGCATTATAATATTCTCTCTAATATAAAAACTAGTGGAATAAAAATATATAACCCTAATAATAATCTTTCAGCTCTTTTAAATTGTTCATCAGTTGGCATTATAATAATTCTCCTAATCGTTCGACTGTATTTTCTACATCAGTACATAAATAATTATAAACATACCAGCATAAAAAATCTCTACTTTGTTTTTTGTTAAACCATTGTAAGTTATCTATGTAACTATTTAGGCGCGTTAATATTCTTAAATCCTTTGTTATCCAATGATAATCAGGGTATCCATAGGATATAATTGGAACATCATGCATCATACATTCAATCCCAGCAGTTGAATTATCAATAATAGCTACTTTTGTTTTTGGTAATATACTATGTATTGATTCATATCCAGTGATGACTGTATGCCCTGCGTCTTCCCATTTTTTCACTAATACTGGATTTTTATATCTTGGGTGTAATTTAATTACGACATTTTTGCCATGTAATTTATCAACAATCATTTTTAATTTTACTATGTGGTCACCAAACCCAAAACCATTCACTGTTTCATCATCTGGCATTTGACCAACAACCAATATATGGTCATCTGGTATACCTTTTGAATCTTTCCATTTTAATAAAATAGAATCGTCCCATTTATTGGCTCTCCTTTGTATCATATTTTCAATTTCGTCCCATTGTTCTTTTCTATGATTTACAAAAGCCCACCAACAAGGGTCCTCGAATGTTATTTCAGAAGAGTTTGCATAACCCCATGAACAAATTTGGAAATGTTTACTTGTAGGGGCTGTTGGTTTTATTATATATGTTCCAGGCGTTTGTTCCTCATTACATATATGATTATAAAAATTTATATCAGCTGAAATATCTCCACTTGCTTCAATATGTCCTAATTGAAACATTGCCTCGCGGACAACATCATAGTATCTACCCATGTTATCGAATTTGTGATTGTGAAATTTAAATAACATTAAACCACCCTGGTATTGGTCTTTGTGACCATTCCATTTTAAATCTTTTTTGTTTTGTTTGATAAAATGCTCTGTATGCCTCAATAGGGTCACTCAGTGCGATACATTCCGGATTGGACTGCATTGCCAATTTGAATGGAGTTATATCAACAGAAGGCATATTGTGTGGTACTTTAAACAAAGGGTCTCTTAGTTTAGTATCTGTTGAATGCACTTTACCATAACGATATGTATATTCATCGCATAGAGCAATAAAATGGTCATAATGCCATCTGTAATTCTCTATTGATTCTCTTGTCCACACAGAACAGGGGTGATTAAAATGCACAGCCTTGTATAATATATCCTCTCGTTCATCTGGAAGTTTCCAATAGTTAACAGTTGTTTTACCTGATTTTGATGACCTTCTTTCGACTGTACCATCAAGCATACGATGTGCAGTGGATAACATTTGACCTGATTCCACAATCATTTTAACAACATGTTTATCGCATTGCTCTTGTGCTGCAATAATAGGGTCATTGTTTAATATAAAAATATTCATGTTAAGCGACTTGTGCTAAGTGTTTACATGTGCCTCTGAATTTAAATCCAGGACATGAACACTTTTTATCAATTATTGTATATGTATTACCTTTACTGCCTTGCACAGTAATTGCACCTTCTGGTAATTCCTCAGGCCATTCACCAATTAGTTTAAACTTTCTCCTTGATTTGGAGAATTGTTTTATTGGTGTTTTAAACTCTTTGTAAGCTTTTCCCTGTGGCATATAACCAATTAAGTATCCAGAGCTGTTGACATAATAGTCTCCATTGGATATTTTCTGGTCACCCCAGTCGGTTATTTCTCTTAGTATTTGTATCATAATATAATCCTCGTCAATATGGTATATTATACCATAACTAGGTTCAAATGTAAAGTGTTTGTGCGAAAGTTCTTAATAATAATGCCAGTCCAATACCATTTAATAATATTAGAGCTCTGTCTTTCCATAGTAGACCAACCCATAACCAACCACTAACACCAAAGATTGATAAAATCAAATCCCATGCTTGTAGTCCGTCAATGCCTCGTATTGACATTCCTGTCAAGAGCACGGTCGATGCTGCCCACTTTATATACCAGGATAAATCCTGTTTTGGTGTTGCTGATTTATATATCCTTTTGGAATTAGCTAATTCCTTCGGGTCAAATTTTGTTTCGTTTGCGTTTTTGTTTGGCATAAAATCGGTGTTGCCTAAGTTCCCTTAAATTTTTGATAGATTTCCTGCGTTTTCTTGCGCGTTCATCTCTGATAATTCTATCTTCATGTTTTGTTATTATTTCCATTTCCATATCGGTCTCCTTCTTTAAAAAATTGAATAAAACATAACAAGGGTTGTCTTATAAGCGTGCCTCCTACTTTTTAATTAAATTTGGAAAGGTATCCTGTACAAATTTCTTTGTAATACCTTTATATTTTAGTGATTTATCCTTGGCTGCTATAACCAATTCTGCCTCATCACCGTGTAGTGATTCAATAAAAGATAAAAACATTCCTTCTCTTCGTAAAGCTGGTGTTTCATTTGCCACCGGACCTTTAAAAAAGTATTTAAATCTTCTATGTCCTCTATGTAAATTTAAATATTCGTGCCCGACAGGTGCGTCGTCCTTTTCATAACTAGGTGCTCCTGTTGGTAATAGTGAAACCACATCAGCGTCAAAGTTTATTCTGAGAATATCCATTAATGCTGGTGATTTATTTTTTTGCAGATAGGTCATCCTGTCTGCCTTTTTTGTTATTTTAGAAGCATCTGAAAGTACTTCTGATATTAGTTTTTTAGCCATTGTAAAATTCCTCCACTGACTCAATCAAGTTATTACATCTTTTTTTAATTAGATAATTTAAAACCTTCATTTTCATTGCCGGTTTTTGTCCATTAAAAGTATTTATAATGCTAGTTTGTATATCCTCTGGGATTTCAGCCAAATCAATAAGTGTTTTATTACGCTGATAATTCCTATAATGTTCCTCTGGCATTACCTCTCTTAATCTCTCTGCATTATGAATCCAATCATCTATTTTGGTTTGTCTCAAAGGTGTTTGTTTTGCCTCAGTAACAAAGGTATCATCAGCTGATAATACATTTGGCACACCATCGCCACTATCTCCTCTGAATATATGATTCCATAAATATGTTCTTGGATTATCGTCCTTTACTGTTTTCTTTTGTATAGGACTAAATTGTTTTACATTTTTAAACTTTTGTAATTGAATAAAATCTTTATCTGATGATACAATCATAACAGGTTCATTCATACCAAATTCCTGTGTTTGCATTGTGAGCGTACCAATAATATCATCGGCCTCACAACCGTCCATGTGTATCACTTTATATGGTAAATTTTCTTTGATTTCATCGCGAACCAAATGCAATATTCTGAATATTTCTGTCCAATCTTGGTCAGAGTTATCTCTATGCTTTTTACGATGT